TCGAGGCACTTACTGCCAAGAAGATGCTTGGAATGGTTATAGAACTGTTACAGGTTTGAAGAAACATATGATTCCACAGTTTCGGAGATTACGAGAAGGTTTCGGTCCTCGTAGAACTAAGCCGGAAGTATTCCCTAATCTTCTTGAGCCTATCTATGAAGATATCTACATTGAGTTGAATCCAATTCAACGTACAATGTACGAACAGATTAAGCATGAACTTATGCTTCTCGATCAAAAGGACGAGCCGCTTCATTCACCGAATGTTCTTTCACAGCTTCAGAGAATGAGGCAGATTTCTGTGGCAACTCCAGATGTTGTATCAGATGAATACGATGAAAGACATGATAGACGAGTTGTAAAGATTAGGCTCATCGAACCTTCAGCAAAACTAGATGCATTGATGGAAGTGATTGAAGGTCTTGAATGGGATGATGAAGATAAACAGCAGATCGTCGTATTTTCTAACTTTGTAGATCCTCTTGAATTGTTGCAGAAGAGACTTGATAAAGCAGGGATTCGTTGGATACGATTACTGCCTGGAGATAATGACTCAGAGAGATATCGTAAGTGGGCAGTTGAATTCCCAAAGAAGAATCATCAGGTATTCCTCTCAACGATTAAACTCGGTGGAGAGTCGATTGATCTTACTCCAGCATCTTATGTAGCATTGCTTGATTTGGATTGGGCTCCGCAGAATAACAATCAGGCAATTGAGAGAGTGTGGCGTCCTGGCTTTGATACTAGTAGAGGCGCTCCTATCGTTATTCGCTTCTTCGCCGAAGATACAGTGGATCAGCGAATGCTCGAAACGAATGAAACCAAAGAGAAGTGGTTTGACACAATCTTTGGTCGTGAAGTTATAATATCCGAATAATACAGGAGTGTATTATGAATCCAGAAGATAGAAAAGCAGCAGTTGTCACGTTGACTGTTATTATTTCCATAGTTTTTATTACATGTTTAGGTATGTTTGGCGTCCCTGCTTATAGTCGCTATCAAGCGAGAGCTGACGCACGTAATCAAGTTAAAGTTTCCGCAATCAAAATTCAGAATCAGGCTCAGAGAGTTTTGATTGCTAAACAATCCGCTCAGATTCGCTATCAAAATAGCGTTGGAATTCGTAAAGCCCAGGATGAGATTCGTAAGACTCTTACTCCTTTGTATGTTCAATTTGAAATGACGCAGGCTCTCCAAGCAATTGCAACGTCTGGTAAAAATAATTCTGTTATCTATATTCCTACAAGTCCAACATCTGGGCTGCCTGTGGTTCCGACAACAAATAACCCAATTGCTCCTGCGAAGTAATGAGCGATGAACGAATTAGTGAAATTGAAGAACGTCTTTACCTAATTAAATTACAGCGTAAGAATTTAGATGAAGAGTATGAAGAGTTAATGAGTGAGTTACTTCGTTTAGTAAGACCAAGAGAGAAAGCAACTTATGTCAGAACTGACGAGATTTATCCTCACTTGTTTGATTTTATCACTACTAGCCATACTACTCAGAAAGTGGTAGCTGAGGGATCTGGCATTTCAGATAATGTAATCACTAGTATCTTAAAGCGTAATACAAAATATACAGATGCGAGAGTTGCTGACAAACTGATGGTTTACCTCGATAAGCCTCATGTGACATTTGAGGAATTTACGAGAAAAGACATTAGAGCCAAACCTCCCGAGTCTCAATATTACGAAGAATAGGATTATAGCCCTTGACTTTCTCTTTGGGATATGCTATGCTGCTCTCTACCCTCAGTTCCCCTGAGTGGTATAAAGGGAGTAAGATGAATACGCAATCCCTCCCCTGGCTTCGCGTATTCTCTTACTCCCATTATTAACAACCGCTACCTTTTTAGTTTGAGGTGAAAGAAATGGATTCCATCGAAGTACCTAGTAAGTGGGATATCATCCCCTTGCATACTTCAGATCGAGCTACATTTAAAGAATGTAGGCGTCGATGGTTTTGGTCATCACCTGCGCATTCTAATCTAATTCCCAAACAGTCTGTTTATGGGATCTATGAGCCCTTTTGGTTTGGAAATGGAATTCACTATGCATTGGAGCATTACTACTCTCCAATTCTAAGAGAAGATCCTGAAGTCGCATTTGATACTTGGTATGATATTCAGTGGAACGGCGGAATTATCAAAGAGGAAGAACTCGATCAATTCTCCGATAGAGCACCACAGCCGCAAGCTGATGGTACATACTACGTGAAAGGATTGAGTGAAACTCTACCGAATCCAGAAGATCCGATGTATGAGAATCTTCATCAAATTGGACTCGGCATGATGAGGTTCTACAAAGAGTATGCTGCGCGTGAAGATGACTTCACAGTTATTTCTTCTGAACACACTTTCAGCGTACCCATTCTTGATCCGAAAACTGGTGAGGCTCTCTATATGTTTGATACGAGAACAATGCCAGAAAATTGGGAACCTGGATTTGATGGTAATAAGTATGGTCCATATCAGACTGAAGGTATGGATGTAGGAGGAAGAACTCGAATTATGAAGCAGGTTCACGCTCGCGGGCGTATGGATCTTATCGTCCAGAGTAATGAATATGGTCATTATGTAATCATGGATCATAAGACCTCAAAGAATGCAATCACTGAAGATTACTTTGAGCATACTGATCTTGATGAACAATGCACAACTTACATTTGGGCTGCTGAGCTAGAAGCACAATTGTACGATTTGCCTTATAAAGAAATTAAAGGTATTGTATATCAAGCACTTCGTAAGGCTTATCCTCAGCCGCCGAATTTGACGAGTCGCGGATTGCCGTCAATCAATCGTCAGACTGAAACCACCACAGCAGAGCTATTCGACAAGATGATTGTTGAGTTGGATCTTCAACATTACTTTGAGAGTGATGAGAAGATGCAACAGTATTATACATATCTCTGTGATCTTGGTGACAAGCAATTTATCTGGCGTCATGACGTTACTCGCAATAAGCATCAGAAAGAGAATGCCGGATTGCGTATCTATATGGAGGCGATGGATATGTTAGATAATCCGCGCATTTACCCGAATCCTACTAAGAACTTTACGTGCCTTAAGTGTTTCTTCCGAAATCCTTGTCTTGCACTTGAATCAGGTTTGGATTACGAGGCAATGATCGTAGATGGATATGAGCCTAATTATGACAGGTAGAGCCAGGGATGATTATATATTTCTTCAGGTGTCTCTTCGTAAGGGGAATAATTCGGATTCCCCCTTGGTTGAACCTAATTTAATAGCCGTCCAACAGCTAGGTATAAATACACCATTAACTGATGAGTTAGTTATACAAGTTCTACATAAGATGTATCGAAAAGGCGCAATTCAATTAGCACGAATTGTCATAACAGAGGAACTTCATGGCGGGTGAGCTTGATATTGATTTCTTGCAGGATCTACTTGATTCTCCACAGGAGCAAGAAGAAACTGTCAATAATGGTCTATATCCTCTTCCCGCACAAAAGGGGCCATTACGCTATAATGAAGATGAGCGTCCCTGTGTTAATCTAACAGGTAAGACAACATGCGGATCTCCTACTCATTGGCGCGTACAGTCCGTACCTCGATGTATGGTTCATGCCCTATACCGACTCAATGAACTTCTCATCGAGAAAGGAGTATCTTGACAGAACAGCAGTTAGATATTGTTAATTCACCTGATCCTCCCGTGTTTATTCCGGCCTGTGAGCATAATTGGCGATTATGGTCACGAGAATGGCATACTACTCCGATTTCGGATGAATTAACTGGAGGATGGCAAAGCACTTGGTATTGTACAAAATGCCGAAAAATCGAAGAAATTCTTGAGGTTCCAATATGAGTGCAACCGCTACAGTAGATATTCGTAAACAACTCAATCTTAATGCAAGTTCTGAGTTACTACGATATCTCAATATCCTAGTATATTCTCAGCCGGGTGCTGGTAAGACGTATCTTGCTGGTACAGCACAAGATGTAAAAGAATTGCATCCAGTGATTCATCTTGGCTTTGAGCAAGGTTTGCTTTCAATTGCTTATCGTGAGGACTACGATAAGAAAGAGATTCGTACAATAGATCAATTGGAGGCTGTGGCGTCTCTCCTTTCAGAGGATCAAAAATCTTCAAAACCCTACTACAAGACTCTTATCATTGACAATGCAACTGAATTGCAGAATCTTGATATTGAGCACGTAATGCGTACAACGAAGATGTTGTCAAATAATCCAGATAAGGTCGATGTTGATGTTCCTTCTCCCCGTGAGTGGGGAAAGATTGGAAAGAGGTTACGGAGAGCAATCATCGGATTCCGCGATCTTGAAATGAACACAATATGGACGGCATGGGAGGGACAAGATAAAGACTCTGATGGTAACATTATTCGCTACTATCCTCAGCTTTCAGGTCATGTAAAGAACGAACTTGCAGGATACTTCGATATCGTAGGTCATCTAAGAGCAAAGTCTCGTAACGATGACGTATCTCGGCATCTGCAAATCCTCGGTACAGATAAGGTGGTAGCTAAATGGCGTAATCGTAATTATGAGGTTGTACCAAACGTGATTAACGATCCCACAATGCAGATGATTTGGGAGTTTGTTAAACAGTCAAAAGTAGCATCTACTTAAAGGAGTTAAAATGGGTGGTCTTGGTCTAAATCTTGCTGGCGCAGATATTTCCGGTCAGGGATTTGAGGCAGTTGAATCCGGTCCATATCATTGCAAAGTACGCAAGGTTGAGGTTAAGCACACAACTGGAGATAGTGGATCTCTTCCGAAGGGTACACCTTATCTCAATGTGCAGTTTCAGGTAGTTGAGGGAGAGAACCATGAGAAGCGTGTTTTCTTCGGTAAGTATTTCATGGCTCCCGCAAAGATTGATGGAAAGCCGTATGAGCATAAGCAGATGATGGATGCAATGCTCGGAGGTTTCTTCAAGGCTCTTGGATATGATGAAGAGGAAATCACAGCAAAGGGATTTGATCCCGATGCTGATGAGTTGGAAGGAAAAGAGCTAACTGTAATTGTCGGTCAGCAGCAGAAGTACAATGCTGAGCCGGGTGTGATGGATAATATCGTTAAGGGTGTTCGTCCTCTTGGTGCTGGATCAGCAGCCGTTAGTTCTCTTCTATAATTAAACATACGCATAATGCCCCCCTAGAGATAGGGGGGCATTTTGTCGTCCCCTCACTCATGCATAAATGTAAAATAGATGATTGTGCTAAACCCGCTGTGTCTATTCGTGGGCAGTATTCTTTTCTGTGTGCAGAACACAAAATCGCTGCTGGGTTTGGTAACAAAAGAAATAAGAATGGTAAAGATGCTACATGGGTTCCATCTCTTGAAGAGGCTTCAAAAAGATTGGTAGACATTTCTGCGCGAATTGATATCTCTGCCAAAGAGCACACAGCATCTCGAAACGTTTTAATTACTGACGTTAATCAGTTTAATGCCGTCATTGAAGATATGCGTAAAATTCTAAAATTGATAACGAGTCCAAATGCCCACTGATGAATCTATCCTTCGTGGACAGTTTCTTGACTTTGTTTATGGAAAGCGAGAAGGATTCATTTGTTTAGCTACTCGTACTCCAAGAAAAAGTCAAGATGACTACTTTCATCAGGAGTTTTTCAAATGGCCCGAACAACGAGCAACTGCACTAAAATTCATTGAGAGCAACAGAGGAAAAAATCAATACTTCGGAGTACAGCTATATGATACTCCTGAGCGAAAAAAGCAGAATTGTCTCCCAACCAATATACTATGGGCAGACCTCGATCACTGTAATCCTGCGATAGTTGAACCAAAGCCTCAAATTGTAATTGAATCTTCTCCAGATCGTTTTCAAGCCTTATGGAGACTCAATGATTATCTACCTCCTGCAATCGCAGAAGAGTATTCAAAGAGGATTTACTCTCGTTATAAAGATAACGGAGTTGACTCTAAATGGGGTTTGGCTGGAGTTCTACGTTTACCATTTACACGTAATGTTAAATATACTTCTAATCCAGAAGTATCTCTTTTACGTGCCGATGAGACTCTACTTGATCCTTCCATCTTTGAGAGTATGCTCATTGATGAGCTTACAGAGCAAGGCGTAGAAAATCCTGAATTACCTGATTTAGTTAATCTCCCTTCCGCGGAATCGGTCTTGTATGCTCATCGTTTTGAATTAGCAAAAAGCGGCTTTATTCCCTTGTACGAAAATGAGCCAGAAGAAGATTGGTCATCGAGTCTTTGGAGGCTCATTAATCTCTGTTTTGAAGCAGGAATGACAAGAGAAGAAGTCTTTGTTATCGCTGCATCTGCAAAGTGTAATAAATACGAACGTGATAAGCGTCCCATTACCCATCTGTGGCTTGATGTTATCAAAGCGGATACAAAGTCAAAAGCCTTCGCTATCATTAATTCAGGAAGTGATGATGCTATCTATTTTCCTGAAATTATTAATGATGATGAAAGAGCTTTAATCGAACCAACATTTATTAATGAGTATGTAAAATGGGCATCTATAGCAACGGATGCTCCAGAACAATATCATGAATTGTGTGGTTCAATTCTCCTTTCTGTTCTTCTTGCGGATAAGTTGCATCTCCCTGTTTCATGGGGAACCATTATCCCTAATCTGTGGGGACTTATTCTCGGCAAAAGCTCTATATCGAGAAAAACCACAGCGATGGATCTTGCAATGGGTTTCATATTAGAAACAGATCCAGAATTAGTTATATCCGCCCAAGATTCTAGTGCGGAAGGATTGCTCTCAGCATTATCAAAACGTCCCGAAAAAGTCTCAGTTTATCATCGTGATGAGGTAGCTGGGTTCTTTGATGGAATGGCGAATAAGAGTTACTTAGCAGGTATGCCTGAAACTCTCACAAAGCTATATGACGTTCCTGCATACATGCCGAGACAACTTCGCAAAGAAACTATCACAGTTATTAAGCCAGTATTTGTATTCTTGGGTGGAGGCATTCAAGATCGTGTGTACGAAACCGTCACCGAGGAGTTTTTCTATTCAGGTTTCTTACCCCGCTTTCTCGTAGTTAGCGGAGAAGCGGATTTAGATAACCTTAGATGGATTGGTCCTCCATCTCATAATGGAGTAGTAGTGCCAAGAGACGCTATTAAAAAACGTCTTGAAGAAATGGTTGAGCACTATAAAGTACAAATTCTAACAACAAAGATTCTCGGTCAAGAAGCTGAGGTTAGTAAGGAAGTGGAAGTTAATCTCTCACAAACAGCCTGGGAAAAGATGCAAGAGATTGAGCAGAAATTGGTTTATACAGCAAATGAATCAAATATGTCTTTGATTGCCCTTCCAACATTTACTCGATTATCTACTTCTTTATTAAAACTTTCAATGTTGTTTGCAGCTTCAAGACAAGAGCCAATTAATTTTAAAATCATGGTTGAACTAAAGGATATTCTTCAGGCAGCAGACTTTATTACTAAATGGTCACCATATACTATTCATATGATGAGTAACGTTGGAACAACAACATCGGAACGTTTGATTCAGAAAATCTTGAAATCTATTAGAGAGCATCCGGGTACTACAAGAGCCAAAATTATGAGTAGTCATCATCTGCAATCAATGCCAGCCAAACAGATATTCTCAACTTTAGAAGAACGTGGACTAATACGAAGTGAATCTGTAGGAAGGGGGTATAAATTATGGCCGGTGTAAAAAAGATCGAACCACCAGCTTGTCCTCATTGTGGGAATCTAATGAAACGAACTTCAACTCTTAATGCAAAGCCGCTCTATGAGTGTATGGATGTTCATTGTAATAACTATACAAAGTACAACGAGGTCGGAGAACCTCTTAACAAAAAGGAGTCATAATGGCTAATATCCCTGAAGAAGGCAAAGAAGAAATTCTACGAAAGCAGCTTGCAGATACCGATCCACAGGAAATACCTAATGATAAATTAGCGGATGCTATTAAATTTGAAGTAGACGAATGGGACAAGAAACGTCTTAACATTCAACAGATGGTTAACTTCAATATCTTTAATCTGGATTCGATTGTAGGTTCTATTATTGATGTTCTCCTTGAATCTGGATTAATTACCGAAGAAGATTTCGGACCTAAAGTTCAGCGCAAAATCTTATCTAATCTTCGTATGCATAGAAGTGGTTTAGAAGTTGCAGTTCTTCAATCAACGATTCTTCAAGGTATCAATAATCCTCAAATTATGGATAAGTATGGACGCCCAATGCGTGGTTTTCCAGATGCATGAAAAGAAAATGCAAAAGGTAGAAGGATTAAAGTTTGATAGTGATAAACCTGCGTTCGATCTGTGGTCGCCTTATGCTATAGAGGAAACCGCGAAAGTTCTCACCTTCGGTGCAAAGAAGTATGAAGCTCACAATTGGATGAAAGGTATCTCATATTCTCGCGTATTTGCCGCTCTACTTCGCCATTTATGGTCTTGGTGGAGAGGACATCATAAGGATGAGGAATCAAATCTGCATCCATTGGCTCATGCTATGTGTTGTCTAATGTTTCTTCTTCACTATGAAATGCTCGCTGACCAGTTTACATCATTTGATGATCGTCCACAATATGAAATGGAGTAGCAATGGATCTAGATGATGAACAGATACTAAGACATTCTATCAAAGAAGTATTGGCATCTCTTTATATCATGCACCAGGAGATAAAGAAACTTGACTTTCCTGAAGCTGTGATAGACCATATTCTCATAACAATGTTTAATATGCAATACGACAGTTACCGCAGAGAAACTGATCCACTTCATATGATGCTAACTCAAATGTTTAGTAGCATTCCGACCACAAAATCGCTACAAGAGGAAGAGGAAGATGAAGAGTGATAGGTAGAAAACACTCATTGGCTCATTGTGAAATTTGTCCTCTTCAGAAAGAAAGATGCGCTCCGACGACAGGACCATCTAATGCAAAAGTTGCGGTAGTATCACGGTCACCGGGAGTAGCTGATGTTACTAACGGTTCACCCTTCTCAGGAGTATCAGGAGAAATACTTGACTACTTTCTTAACCAATATGGCTACAACCGTAAGAATACGTTGGTCACAAATCTTGTACTTTGTTACTCAGACGATCCCCCGAAAGCTGCGATAGATGCCTGCCGACTCCGACTTTACTCAGAAATTGAAAACATCCCAACAATTATTGCAGCAGGAGCAGAGGCCGTCCGAGAATTGGTCGGACCAATCACACTATCTAAAGCACGAGGAATTGAGCATAAGCGTCTCAGAGCTCATAATCGTGTGGTTGCCACTAATAATCCTGCCGCTGTTATTTATGATAGCGATAGTTTTCCTAATTTGGTGGATGATTTCAAACTTGCTTTAGATCCTCCTGCTCCATATGTAGAGCCAGAAGTTTACATTCGGGATACAGAGAAAGATGGTAGACTAACTCTCGAAGCTCTAATGGATTATGATGGGATTATTGCCACAGACGTAGAAGGTCATTCTCCTCATCTGGAGTGTATTGGATTTGCGTTAGGAAGCACACACGCTGATGTTCTCACACGTAGAGCTTTGCTTGCAAATTGGGATCTATTCAAAAAACTTATGGAATCGCATAAGCATTGGATCTGGCATAACGGACTTTATGACGTTAAACTATTGAGGCAAAATGACATACGTACACGGATTGTTGACGATACTTACCCTCTATCTTACGTACTCGACGAGCGAACATCTGGA